AAATCCAGTTACCCACTGTTTTCTAGTCCCTATTGGTCTTGCTTTACATAAATATCTATCTTCCATCCTTTTCCTCCATTTCTTTCAACTTGGCTTTGGCTTCCTCACGAGTAAAGAATACCGATTTATTAATTTCGCAAATGCTGCAGTGTTTAGCTACGCTTTCACGTATGTAGTACGCCTTATCACTACAATTCTCGCAAAATCCTCTAAAACACATTCCAGACCGATTACTTTTGTTTTTTCCGCAACAATACTCGATGGAATACACTGGTGCATCTTCACTGATTGGCAGCCGCAGAAGTAATCCCTGTTTCTCGGCATTTTCATAGGTAGCAAGTTTTTCAATTGCTTTTATGGTGCTATCTATGATTCCATTTGCCATACAAGTTTTTGTGATATCGCCAAAATGCATTCTTAGCAGTTCAAGGTTCTGTATCATTTCTTCTATGCGATCCATGCTATCCCTCTCTTTCTACATTCAGCCTTGGCTCTGTCTAAAATCTGCTGAAAATACCACTCTAATTGTTCCTTGTCCCTCTCTTTTTCGATCAAAACAGCGGCATCGTTCCAAGTCGAATCCGTCAAATTGATTCCTCCGGTAATATAGATATCATCGATCCTGTAAAATTTAAAATGAGAATCTTCTACTGGATAGACATTTATGCGATAACTTCCCATGATATCTTCCATTTGCTCTAATCTTTTTCTCCTGTCGATCGCCGTCTCTCCATAATATGAATTGTTATATTTTTTCATCGGCGGCATTCCTACAACCATATCTGTATTGGTATCCATTAAGGTGTTCAGAAAATTCAATACCATAGATTCTCGCGTTTTAAGCTCTCCTAAACAATTTTTAAATTTTTTGTCAGAAAATGATAAACCATATGTAGCGATCTCTACTCTTATATCTTCTGGCGGTTTTTCTCTGAGTTTGTCATATAACACGTCATTTAAAAAACTCATCAATTCTACTGAATTTAAAAAAATCATATTTCTACCTCACTAAATCCATTGTTTTAACAGATATCCCTTTAAATTTCCCGGTGCGACAATACTCTGCGGTATCAAAAAACATAATGCATCCATCGTCTTTTCCGGTATCTTCACTTCCTACAAGTGCTATGCTTACACCGTTTCTTATCAGTGTATTTTTTAACAACATCAATGCCGCTCCTATCTCCTGCTTGGTTTCATCCGTCATTTCAACTTCACCTTTCTCTTTCTGCCTTTCTTCTCAAACTTGTCGCACATCCCAATCGGGCATCCACGCCTTAATCCGGTCTTTGAATAATATCCACGAATAATCTCATCCGTCAGATAGTGTTCCTTACTCTTTGGCTGCTTGCGCCAATAGGAATCAATGTAATAGGCAACCCAATTCATAAATTCTTCGATTTTGGCATTTGAGAAACGGTAAGAATCTTTTAATGTCGGAATAGTCAGATACATTGTGGAGGCAAGCGCGCTCTCGATATTCCGATCTGCGCCAAGCACTGCCCGTCCATTTTTTATATCTGCCATATACAATTTTTGTGACATTGGGATTGATTTTACCCACTTGACCACATCAATTTTCTTTTTACGGCAATATGCCATCATGCTCTCGCTCGTTACCGCTTCGTCATCATCGTCCTGCCAAGATTTCCGACGCTCAACGGTTTTGCTATAAAAATTCGTGACCTGCTTAAACGTCATATCAAACTTGTCATACAAAATGGCTGTAAAAATATATCCCATGTGATTCGCGATATTATCTCCTAACTGGCATTTTGCTAATTCCTGCTTATAAACACTCAATGGAATCACCCTTTTTCTCTGCTGTACGCTATGCATTTGCCCACCTTCCTTTTAATTTTTTATTTTATATTTCCACTCGCTATCACTTTTTCAATGATTTCCTCCTGCATCCGCTCTGCGATATGATCCCGGACTGATTCTTCTGGAAATGCGATCTGATATGTCCGCTCCTTGATCCGGTTCGTGATCCGGTCATCATACTGTAGTGTCTCCAACGGATCATTGCTCGTAAAAATAGTCACTTTCCGGTTTATGTAACGTTCATTGATGATCTGATACATCTTATCGTTGATCCAGTCCGCTGGTCTCTCCACTCCGAAATCATCAATCACAAGGATGTCTGTGGTGTAGAGCGCGTCCAAAAGCTGATTCTCACTGTATTTTGTATCTCTCTGCCATGTATTCTTGATCTCTTGCAGGATAGTCAGCGACACCGCAAATTTCACTGCATAGTTTTTCATCAGCTCATTTGCGATTCCGGCAGCAATCCTCGTCTTGCCGCTTCCCTTTGTCCTTGACCAGATATACAATCCCATGCCTCTTTCCTTCTGGCTCTCAAAATCATCCAGATAGGTTTTTATGATTTTACAGGCATCTGACACCATCTTTTTACTTTCCTGCTTCCTGTACACATCCATTCGAAACGATCTTAGATCCATCCCACGGAATGCCTCCGGTATATCTGCGAATCGCAACCGCCTTGACATGACCGCTTTCTCACGGCATTTACACGGTACTGCTATTTCAACTCCGTCTTTTATTTTCAAGATCCACTCCCGACCTTCGCAAATTGGACACACATCAGAATCCCTGGAAGTCTCCGGTGTCTCCGCATTCCTGCATAAGTTCGTTGAGTGATTTTTCATGCGTTCCAGTATCTCTTCCAACTGATCCATCGTTCTCTCCTTTCAGGTACTGCATAAACAAGTTCTCTCGTAAAAAGTTCTCCGGCTTTTTAATATAACGCTCTGCTGTTTTCTCACGTCTACATATATCTGCATAATTCTGTGCGGCCAATACCAGATCATCTTCCGGTACACCAGCCAGTACCGCATTGCAGTATTCTGTTTCAACAAGACAGCCAGTACACCGTTTCGGATAGGCCGCGGCAAACTCTCCAAATTTTTCCACGGGGGATATAGGGGGTGTATTTTGTTTATGTTTATGTCTTTGTTTATTAATAGGTTCACTTTGCGGTTCAAACTGTGGTGCAATTTGCAGTTCACTTTGTGGTTCATCTTGTGGTTCATTTTTACTGTAATTTTGAACCACAAGACTATTTATTTTATATTGTGCTGCAAGATTCCCACCGCGCGATTTCCATTCGATGAACCCATCTGTAGCAAGTTTGTTTCTCGCTCTCTTTAATGCTGATGCATTTAATCCAGACCGAAGTCCAAGGACTGACGAGGCTACCGTAAACGTATCTGGCCACCCTGCCTTATTCGCTATGGACATTAACGCATGCCATAAGGCGATTGCAGTGTTGGGCTGCGGGTTTAGTTCGAGCCTGTCGTAAAATGCTTTTATCTCAGCTAAATAGTTCAAGAAATCACCCCGTTTCCAAGTCCTTAAGTAAGTCTCTTAATTTCATTTTTGCCTGTTCCGCTGTAAGTTCCGTGATTGTGACCTCAATTCTCGGATTATCCTTATCTACAGAAACATCATGATAAAAATGAGGGATGCATCTGCGGTTATCTTCTTGCAGCACCTTTGTTTTTGTGAGACTGTCCTGAATGAACTTTGTTGCGCAGGAGAGAATGTTGTCCCCATCTCTCCTGTTGTCTTTTTCAAAACAGTGGTAATAGATCAGTACCGGCTTTTCGATATGTACACCATGGAGCTGCTGTCTGATACACCACATGATGTGATTCTCATTATCATTTTTTACCTTTCCGCCCTTATATGGGTTGGTGCGATTGGCTGCGGTGTAATTGTTCAAGCCTTCCAAACGCCCCGGAACTGTAAATTTATACTCCATCGGCACCGTCCTCCATTCTGATCTGCGCATTGCAATCATTAATCTGCTCTGCTAAATATGCCGGAAGAGTGTAGCAATCAACAAATTCGTGTGCATCGGCAAGATCCTTGCGTTTCAGTGCCTTGTAGCTTTTCATTTTTCCTTCATCGTCATAAATGCCAAACTCACGTTTTAACTGATTGTAAATGTCGCTGAACACTTTTTTATGTACTTTACTATCCCTGTAAGCTTCTGAATTCTTACCGCCGAGCATTTCCACTGCCTTTCGTCTGACATGTGCAGAAAGTTCGTCTGATTCTGCACCGAACAATGGCATATCGTTTTCAATGGAATATACCTTCTGCTCCACGGTCTCAACCTTATGTTCCAACTCCACCGTTCCCTGCGCTAATAATGCGATCTGTTCTAATGCTGTGCGTGGTTTCTGAATAGCATCTTCCATTTCATGGAAACGATTAATATACTTTGCTGTGAACTCTGTTCCTTTTACGCCTGTCAGCTTATGGGCAATAAATTCGCAGCCCTTTTTCGTGACAAGATAACAAGGTTTCTGCCGATTTGACTTATCTGTATACTCTGAACCCGTAAAAAAATCGGTGTGGGGAATTTTTCCCTCACCAAATTGTAATATGTATCGTCTAATATCTTTCATTAAATCGTTGTGTGGTTTTCCAACCATCTCCGCAACCTCGATGGATGTAATTGTTTTCTGTTCTAAATTCATTTAAAACTCCTTTCTCCCGGCACCATGGAAAGCACCGGGAAACCATGGCTTTCAAAATTCGTGATATATTATGAAATCCTCATGATGTTTTCTTTTAACCGCCGAGCAGTTCTCGACAGTCAGGTGTTTCAACCTATAAATAACTGCGTCCATACCTCTTACGGAAAAGCTCTCTGGCTTCATCTTCTGTGTGACCGGATGCCACACAATGCTTTTCCCATGCAAGCTGTCCTGCAATTTTGCTCAACTTTTCAGCGGTCGTATTATCATGGACACGCTGTGCAACAGGGCTTTTCGTGTGACAGTACTCACAAACCGGAACTTTTATTCCATCTTCCTCTGCAAGCTTTCTGAATCCATTGCCAAATAAAAGATGATGTTCATCGGTGGTAGGTCTGCCACAGAAAATGCAGTTATTATTATATTTTGTAACAATTCCAACTGTTTTCATTTAAACCTCTCCCAGCAGTTCTGAATAATGAATAGGTTTCTTCAGCACCTTCGTGTGCTTGCAGTAATCGCATAATTCGCACCGGATAGGTTCTACCGCACCGGATTTCAACGCAAGAATCTTAGGCGTGTTCTGCTCCACCTCTATAAGCTTCTCATGAAGATGTTCATCATCGATCCAGATCAGTTCGATATCTGTTTCTTTTTCCTTAGACGCTGCTGCGATAAAGAATGGTAACCGCTTTCCGGTATTTCTATAAACAACTTCCTGGTACACTGCACCCTGAATGTCATATCCCCAATACTGAATGAAATCCATATAGCCGAAATCCTTTGTATATTCAGCCTTATGCAGTTCTCTCATAACTTTCAGATCCACAATCGCTTTATCTGCAATGTAGCTGTCCATCTTGATTTTCCACTTTGCGCCGAACATATCAGCGGTCATAATGACCTGCTTTTCTCCGGACATGAACTGCATAAAGGTTTCATCTCTTTCAATACGGTTGATGATTTCCTCCGCTTTTTTGTAGTCTGCCTTTAAATCCCCGGACTTTGTAAAAATGGCAGGATTCTGTGCACGGAACAAGTCAAGGCTTCCCTCAAAATGTGAATCCACATAAGAGCCAACCAAAAGAGCTGTTGTCTTTTCAAGTTCCCACTCTCCGTTGAGCATTGCCATGGCCTGTGATTCACACGCTGGCTTTCCGATAGTTCCCATAAAGTTTTTATACTGGCTGACCGAGAGATACTCCCGATCAGCTTCCTTTGAATAGTAATTTTCATTATTCAGTAACATTATCAAATACCTCCGATGCTTCTTTCATAAGTTTCTCATTCTGTGGATCAGAAAAAATATCTGGTACTGCAGGTGCTGCAGCTTTTACAATATCCTCTGCTTCTCCTTCAACAGAACATCCCATAAGTGAATTTGGAATATGTACTCTTGCAAAAAATGCAGATGCACGGTACGCAAGCATAAGTTCCGGCATGGTTTTCCATTTACTTCCGTTCTTTCCGTACCATCCCTCATCTTTTGCCATCTGAATGGTTACCTCTGCACCGTTTATGGTTTCTCCAGTATCTACCTTTTCAGCAGTTAAAAAACATCCCCAAGAATCCGTATTGCGTTCGCCAGTGTATACATGATGGACATTTTTAAATTTTCCACTTGCCATAATCATTGATGTACAAGCCTGTCCACTCCACTGCGGCTTTCCCTGCACAACATAAAGATTCTGCATGACCATCATCGGACTAACTCCCATGCGGTTTGCCATATCAACCGCAATCGTGCAGTCCATTGGCTTATTCTGATATGCCTGTGGCACCAGGGAAGATGATGCAAACATTTTCCCTATATTAAATAAATTCTGAAAAGCTTCCGGATCAGAAAAAACATTTGATGAAAGCTGTGTATTCGGTTCTACCGTCATGATTTCTGTGTTTTCCATGATATTCCTCCTATAACTCAACTACTGTCATTGCATCATCATCAGTCGTTCTGGTAGCAATGAACTGTAAACCTTTTTCTTTGCATTTCGCATAAAGTTTTTCTCTAAGGTCTGTCGCCAATTTCTCCACTCCATCAATAAGGATGATGTTAAGGCCATTCGGATTCTGCAAAGCAACATCAATGCATAAATCAAGCTTTTCTCCCTCTGACAGATTCGATACCGGAAGTCCGTTAATAAGTGGGATTCCATTTTCAACGGTGAGTCCATCAATCGGGATCGTGCAGTCAGCTAGGATTTCTCCAGGCAGTGTTCTTGCTTTCTCAATCTTATCTGTGAGGCTCTGCGACTGTTCTTTCATTTCTGCAATCTCTTCCTGCAAGCCAATCATGCGTTTATATTCATTAATGTGGCTCTGCATCTCCTCGATCGTCTTTGCCTTATTCTGTAAATCCGTTACATCATTTGGCTTTTTATCAGCATATTCTGCATACTCGGCAACCTCTGCATCAAAATGTGCTACGTTCGCCTTATAGGTCTGCTCAATCACTTCAAGCTTGTCCTGCTTCTTGGATGCAAGCTGTTCTTTCTCTTTTTCGTATTCCCTGATCTGCTCATTTAAGGATGCAACTGATTTATCAATCTGGTTTGCACGGTTGCTGATTTCCCGGTCGAGTGCCGCAATCTCAATCTCTCTGTCAGCATCGAATTTTCTGATTTTATTCTCTCTGCTTTCCATTAACATTTTTGCTTTTTCAATTGTCTGGTTTTCTCTCTGCAACCGCTCAATCTGTCTGTAAATATCTCCGGCACTCATGCTCTCCCATTTCGTAACATCATATCCGACTGGAATGCTGGCAGCGATCTCCTCAACAAATGCTTTCTTATTTCTGATATCGCGGTCGATGTTGCGGCGGTTCTGATAATAATCGCCGTTTTCTGCCTGAATATCATTCAGCACAGAGAGGATGTTCTGATCGTAAGACACCCATGCCGGGATTTCTCCAAACCATTCCTTGATTTTGTTCATATCCCATGGATACTCGATCATGTCTAAAATAATGGCGTTCTGCTGTTTTTTATCCATGTTCATGAACTCGATAGGATTGAGCTGCAATGGTGTAAATAATTCTTTCAAAAAAGCTTCTGGACTTCCAACCTCCAAGCCGTCTCTTTTTACTGACTTATAAGGTGCTTTTCCTGTTCTGACCTTGCGGTCAATGGAAATACCTGTGTCTGTCTCGACAATGATCTCCCCCTCTGATTCCCCTTTATGTACGATGTACTCACGATCGCTTTTATTCGTCAGTGCATACTTAATTGCATCCAGAACAGAACTTTTTCCTGTTCCATTTTTTCCAGACAGTTCAACAGATGTTCCGTCTGCTTCATACTCTCTGATTCCAAAAAGATTTTTGATTTTGATTTTTGTAATGTTCATTTTAAAAATTCCTCCAAACTCATTTGATAATATTTTGTTGATCTGACCATTTCAGTGACCTTTCTCTCGTTTTCCTGCCTTTTGGTCTCACCCGATATGCAATCATCACATTTACCGTTCTGACCTTCTCCGGCATCCATTGAACAATGGCAGATCCTGCATTCTCGTAAAAACATAATTTTCACGCTTTCCAATATTTAGTTTTCGTGTTACAATAAACGCAGAAATACTTTTGTATTCCTACGGTAAATAGCACCAGTTCTCGCCAAAGAATGTTATGGTGCTATTTTTCTTTTTCACTGAGTAACCATCCTTTCATTTGATGGTAAAGCGGTATGTATCCTTCAGCGTCAACCTCAATATGAAAATCCGTTGCCACCTTTGTAATAATCATGCCGACCGCTATATCCTCGACATTCGGATTTTCCTCACCGCTTACGCATTGAGCATTTGTCACTTTGCCACCTCCTCAAATTCCCCAAGGAACTCAACATCAGCGTCAAGCTTGTCCTTCTGGTGAATAAAATATGCTTTCTGCTTCTCTTTCCGCTTTTCTTCCCGACGGTTATCCGCATCCATGATCGCAACTCCAATAAGTGCAACCACCGCACCGAGAGCTATAGCGATCAGCAGAAAAACATAATACGTTCCATCCGCATCAATCATTCCGCCTAGAAACATGATTCCAAGCCCTACCGCTATAAATACTTTACTGATCTGCTTCATTCTCCACCTCCTCGTTGTCTGCTCTTGGTTCGATACCTAGAAACTTGTCCAGCTTTGCCCGGAAGATAAAATACTGATAATTCTTAACCTTCGCATTTGGCTTTATCACGCTTCCGAGATCCCACCGCCCGGCTTTCATCTGGCGTCTAAGGTATTCCACATTGCATCCAATCTCAGCAGCGGCTTCTTTTACTGTTAAGCGTTGGCTCACTCTCCATTACTCCTTTCTAAAATTGTTCATCGGTATTTTGAATTTGACCTCAAATTCCCTGTCGACATTGCCCAGTTAAGTGCTTGTTCCGGATTTGTTCTCTTTGACATTCCTCAAGACGTTTTACAAAGCCTTTCCACTTCTTTGAATTTTCAAGTTCATTCCACTCGTGGTCAGGCACAGAAAATTGAACTAAAACCCGATCAGATTGAATGGTTGTAGAACTTGCATATCCAACTTGCGGTGCAGGATATATAGGTGCTCTGTAACTGTTTTCTACAGCTACTTTATTTCTTCTATGAAACATGTTTTCTATCTCTCCCTTCTTTTGTTATTCTTACGCACATGGTACAATCTCCTTACAGGACGCTGCAACGTCCGAGTATATAAGAAAGGTGGTTTCGTGCGTATGTCTCTTTACGAAGAACTTTCTTTGCTTTATGTAAAGAAAAATGCGACTCCGGGAGATTCTCCCGAAAAATTACTTGCCATGTATCGCGAAGCGTTTGATAAGATAACAAAATGCGATAAAGAGCATGGCGGCAAAGCATTTTCTTTTGAATAATTCTTTGCTAATTAGAACCATAGCCTTTGAATTCTTGCTCAATGCGTTCGTGGCTGGGTACGTGTTCTTTGAATCCTCTGTTAACAACTCCAACTGTTGGCGGAGGATTTCTATTTCTGTTCTTTTATTCATCCTATATCTCTCCTTTCATATTATTTTTTGCTTACATTTCTTAATCTGTCTTTACTTCGCCTTTCTTATGTTTCTAAGTTGATTTTCGCTTATCAAAATGTTAAAATTTTTATGCCACATCATACGGAAAGGCTTTCAAAGGAAAATCTCGCCTTTGGAAGGGGGTGGCATATATGACTTCTCTTTCTGAGAAAGCTTTAGAGATTCTTCAAGCCAATACGGAAAAAACAGAATTTTCAAATTCTTACCTAATCAAAAATGGTTTTTCCGATGCAACCGCCAAAGTTGCTATCAATGAGCTTGAAGCGGAAGGTTATATAGTTATCAGCCGTACTTATATAAGCGGCAATGTAGTTTTTGAACTCATATAACCTATATAGTCCTGAGTGTTCCAGCACTTGGGACTATTTTTCTGTCCTACTTATTGGACTGTTGTTGTGGTAATTATTTTGACGGAATGGTTTTCCGCTCATTTTCAAACTTAATAAGATCTTCCTCATAAACTCGGTATTCCCTCCCTAGCTTGATTGCATTAAGTTTTTTCTTGCGAATCCATTCCCATACTGTGATAACCTTGACTTTGTATCTCTCTGCAACTTCATCACAGGTATACATTTTAGACAAAAATATCCCTCCTTTTTGTATGTTATTTATACTTGTGTTTACTTCGGTTTAGTGATATAGTTTAATAAAACGAAATATATTTATAACACTTACGAAGTAGTTCGTTGAATCGAATTTTACTTGGTCGTTTGCTTCGGTTCAATTAAGTATGTTTGTACTATAGCACCGCTTACTTCGGTTGTCAATAAGTATTATTACGTTTTTGCAAAGTATTTTAATTTTGTGAAAGGTGGACAACTAATGTATGAGATTTTTGAGCAATTATTACAATCTAACGGAATAAGTGCTTATAAGTTCTGCAAGGAAACAGGTGTTTCCCAATCAACGATAAGTACTTGGAAAAAGAAAAATTCAAAATGTGGAATGGATTTGGCAAGCATAGTTGCAAACTATTTCAATGTAACTATTGATTATTTAATGAATGGAGATGTCCATAAGCAAAACGATAGCAATAATGAGCTTTCAGCTAAAGACGAACGAGACATTGCAAAAGACATGGAAAACATTCGACAAAAATTAATGAGCGGTGCAGATGGACCTCTCTCTTACGATGGAGAGCCGGTGCCGGAAGAAGACGCTGAACTATTACTCGGTCAAATCGAGTTAATGATGCGCAGATTAAAACCTATTAATAAAGAGAAGTACAATCCTAATAAGAATAAAAAGTAGGTGCTACATAATTGAGAAAAGACATAAAGCAGTTAGTAAATTATTACGTAAAAAAATTCAATACGAGAAATCCATACAAGCTTGCAGAGTGTCTGAATGTAGAAGTCCAGATCGGCGAGCTTGGAAGTCAAGCCGGATGCTACATGTTTCTTAAGAACCACAAATGCATCTTTCTGAATGAGGATTTGGAAGAAAATGAGATGCGCCTTGTCATGGCTCATGAGCTTGGACATGCTATCATGCATCGAAAAGAAAATTGTTATTTTATCCGGAATAAAACTCTCATGCTCACATCAAAATTAGAAATTGAAGCAAACACATTTGCAGCAGAGCTTCTGATCCCGGATGAAATCATTTTTGAGAACCGACAAACTACTACCGAGCAGCTTTCCAGGTTGCTTGGATATGAACAGGCTCTTATAGAGCTTCGATTAAAAACTTTTTGAAAAATAGGAGGATTTTTGTTATGCCATTATTAGTCATTATTATCTTATTAATCTTAGCTTGGTTTTTGTATAAATTAATATACTATAGAAGCAATTCATTTATTGAATTGAAAAACAAAATTGAAAAATATACAAAAGACTGCAATGACCTTAATGATCATATTTATGAATTAAAAAGAACCCACATAGGAATAGATCAGCTAGATTATGGAAAAGCATCTTATCAAGATGCAAGTAATTACAATTACAAGCGTCCGGAATTGAAAAAACAGGTTTTTGCACCAAATATTTGTAACTGTTCAAGAAGTGTTTGCGATTCAGCTCGAAAGCAACCATTTAAATATGTATGCAAATATTTTAATATTAAGAGCACCGAGGAAAACCTTGAACAATTTGAAAATATGCTGAATAATTTTGAAGCTGCTGAAAATGGTAAAAACTTATTGGTAAATGAAAAAAACAACATTATCAATGGAATCAGTTCCGAAATCCCATTTTTGATTAAAACATTTGACAAAAAAAATTTAGAGAAAAAACTCGGTTTCGAACCTATTGATTTAAGCACAATTTATTTTCCAAAGTACATATTCAAATACACAAGTTCTGGTGGTAATGCCGCAACACAATGTGATGTCGTTTTCAACCTTGATAATTTAAACCGGTTTGTGGTTTATCTGTCAGAATTAGTAAAATTCAAAAAAAGTGCTGCTGGACAAAGAGCTTTAATGACAAGTAAATTAAGAAAAAGTATTTTGGAACGTGATGGATACACCTGTCAGAAATGTGGTGCTTCACAAAAAAATGAACCAAACCTATTACTTGAAGTAGATCATATTGTTCCGATTTCAAAAGGTGGTATCACATCTGTTGAAAATTTGCAAACATTATGTTGGAGATGTAATAGATCCAAAGGAAGTAAATTAGATTTTTAAATATAAAATTGCCCCTAGTACCGTAATACCAAGGGCAATCCTTCTGAATGATACAGAAGTTCTCACAAAACGTATTGTATCATTCGGAGCAGCCAAATGCAAGCGGAACACCTGTTCTCTGCTGGCTGTTATTTTTATACCCAAAATCAGAAAGGATGGTACATATGGCACGAAGAAAGAAACACCAGAAGCTCCCGAACGGATTCGGATCAATAAAATATCTCGGCAAAGGACGCTATAAACCGTATGGCGTATACCCACCAGTAACTGAATACACCTCAAAAGGACCTGTCACACCGAAAGCTCTCGCCTACGTTGAGACATGGGATGAAGGTTATGAAATTCTGGCAGCACGTAAGCTGGAAAACGAGGGAAAAATCAAAATACAGAATGGCGTTTATATTGACCGTACTCCAACCTTTAAAGAAGTATATGAGGATTTCTATAAAGAGAAGTACCGTAATGAGCTACGTAACGGAAATAAAAAGACTTCTTCCATGTCTTCAACGCAAGTAGCGTTTAAAAATTCTTCTGCTTTACATGATATACAGTTTGGTCAAATTAAATATAAAGACTTACAGGATGTTCTTAATGCTTGTCCTCTTAAACATTCCTCTCTGGAATTGATTGTGTCTCTGATGCACCAGATGTACAAATACGCAATTAAATACGACATAGTGGATAAAGACTACTCCTCTGCTTTATTTATTCCTATACCAGACGATGATGAAAGTGGGGTGCCATTCACTGATGAGGAATTAAAAATATTGTGGAAAAATAAAGATGATTTCGTTGTCCAAATGCTATTAATCATGTGCTACAGTGGATATCGTATCAAGGCCTTTACAAATATGGAAACTAATCTGGATGGAAAATATTTTAAAGGTGGAGTTAAGACAAAAGCCAGTAAAGAAAGAATTGTTCCTATTCATTCTTGTATTTTCGATATGGTAAAAGCTAGATATAATGGTAAGAATCTGCTTGGATGCTCTGTGCGGGACTTTCGTAATAAAATGTATAACACTCTTTCTTCTCTCGGAATTGCAAATGCTGCAACTGGAGCAAGACATACACCACACGATTGTCGTCACACTTTCTCCGCACTTTGCGAACGATACGAAGTCAACGAAAATGATCGTAAACGAATGATGGGGCATTCCTTTAAAAGTGATATTACTAACGCCAAATATAGTCACAGAACTATAGAAGAATTAAGAGAACAGATTGAGAAAATAAAAACACCTTTTATAATATAA